GTCATTGTTCCAGCATCTTCAGTGTCTAAAAACCTGCTCATTGGATCTAGAATAAATGCTCTGTCTATGTTGGGTAAAACACCTATCATTGCGTTTATAGCCCAAATTTCATCAAACTCTACACTGTGTGTTTGAGAAAGATGAAAGTCTATTTGACTTTGACCCATAGCAACTATTGCAACATTTTTACCTTCTAGTTCTTTCATTGTGCTTGTGGTTGTATTTTAATTTGATCATTCCTTGCTTCATCTCGTATGTCTTTATACTCACCTAAAACTTTTAACATGGCTAAAGCTTCTTGAAACTTTTGTTCATACAACATAATAGTATCAGGAGCTTCTTTCATAAACACCGCTCCTTCTACTAAACAACCATACAACATGGCGTTTGGAGCATTTTCAGAAAGCCAACTTTTATTATCCGCTCCAACGGTTGTTAAGGAAGCAGGACGATAATTATAATGTAGTTCAAAAGTAAACGTTGTAGAAGGGGTAGGAGCTAAAATAAAAGTATTTTCATCAAACTGTGCATAATATTTAGGAGTTCCTGTGGTTGCTGCTGCAGGAGTATAGTCTCGAATCCAGGAGACGTGTTTTAATAATAAATAATTATAGTTACTACTGCTGTCTATTACAGCTAAACTAAAAGGAGATAAAAAATCAGAAGGCATTGCTAAATAAGTATTATCCGCTGTTGCTGATCCTGTTGAGTTTTTACGAAAAACAGGAAGTTGAACTGATTTTAAAATCTTTTCTTCAGTTGTTTGAATAAAAGTGTCTAAAGTATTAGTGAACGTTGTTTCACTATTATCTAAATAATTTCCTATTGCTGTCTTTAACTCACTGTATGTAAATCCTGCCATTATGTTGTACTCACTTCTAAATTACCAACAGATCCTGTTCCAAACTCTCCTTCAAATTTACTACCAATCGGATCGTCTGTAAATGTCATTGTTCTTGTTCCGCTAGGACTGGTCGCACTGGCAATCACTGCTGTGGAAGGATCTATGGTAGTAACAACACCTAAACCTGATTGAGGTAAAGGTACGTCTGGTCGCGGTCTCCAAAGCTGTTCTGCATCAGATCCAATACGAGGCGGATCTAATTGAGGGTGTTTAGGCTCATAGCATTCGTTACAAACTCTAAAATTTTCCCAATTTCCTTTTGCTTCTTTATACGGATATCTAAATCCGCAAGTGTCACAAATAAAATAAGCATATTTACCTGATGCGTAAGCCATTAGATATACTCTTGTTTAGGCACTAACCTTATATTAGAACGGTCTTCGTCGTATCTTAAAGCGTTTGCTAAATCTCTTTCATATAAATCTTGTATAACTGGAAGTTTTTGAACATTTTTCTTTATACATAAATAATAAGCTAAACCTGATACTAAACAAGGCATAAATCTTGTGGGGATATCTACGTCGTTAACAGAGGTTGAAGAATCCTCTATTGTACGCCAAACATAGTAAATGAGTTTGTCTGTTGAGTTCTCGGGCGTAGGATAAAGATGAATAATAGGAGATTTCTTACGTTCTAACCAAAACTCTGTAGAACGTGCTTTAGTCGCTTTATTAGGAACACCTACATATTCGTTTCGATCTATTCTATCTAAAGGATAATCTGTAACAACATCATTCACTGTTCTTTGAATATAGGCGTCTAAAATATCTATATCATAAGAATTAAAAGTGTATTCGTTAGTTCCTTCTGTGAGAGTAAGCTCTACTTTAGTAACTTCCCACATTTGAATACCTCTGTTTGACCAATCGGCAAACATTATATTCATAGAACGACGAGCTGTAACAGCATCATATGACGTACGAGCTTCTAATCCTGCAAGTTCGTACGCCTCTTCGATTGCGGTCGCTACATCTAAACTAAATGTGCGAGTTCCTGAAGTAGCCATTATTAATAACTTTTAATAAATTCCGCTACGATTGTATAATGATCATGAGCGGTATGACCGTGAGTCGTTAAATCCACATCACCGTTTATGCCACTACCTGCATTATTAGAAATACCACCAAACTCTCTAAAGTCAAAATGACCGTTTTCCACGCCTGCTGCAGCACTTCCTCCTAGAACAAGTGCAACAACGTTAGACGTTGCATTCCATTCAATAGCAACTCGCATACCTCCTAGATCGTACCAAATCTGAGTAAGGGTGATTCTTGAACACGTATCACCCTCACTATTGGTATTTAACCCAGAAACATCTATTTTTTCAACAGATGCTTCTCCCGATCCATCAGATATATTAGTAAATTTATAGACTAGTTTTTTGTCAGTATCAACGATTTTTTGACTTGTAACTGCATCTGCCATAAATTACTCCGTTTTTAGCCTAAGTTCATATTAATTAATGAATACTCAGTGTTAGCTGAAACAGCCATAACATCACCAACTTCTTGTAAGACGTTATCTGTTGCTGGAGCTACACCACCTGCTGTACCACCTGAACGAACTGCTGCATTACCTACAACTAAAGTTCCTACAGTTAATAGTGCTGCTGGTCCTTTAATTACAGCCCAACCATAATAGTCTGCTGTCATATCGATAACTGTAGCACCCATCAATGCACCTGTTTCTGCTGCTGGAGCAACAATTAGGTTAGTGTTTGGGTTCTCTATTAAAGATAACTGTGAACTGGTTGTTAAAGCAGTCGCTAAATCATCATAACAAGTAATAACAACTGAAGGATCAGCTGAATGATCATGAGCAGGATTAGACTTAACTCTAAGACATTGCCCTTCACCATTTACATCGTTTACCCAAAGGTAACCACCTGCATATTGATTAAGTGTTAAATCAGTACCGCCTGTTTCAACAGAAATTGCAGTTTCACCTGCATCTACTGCTGCTGTTGCTGTCATGTTTGCATGATCAGAAACAATAGCTTTATGTTGTAATAACTTACCTGCTGTTACCGCAGTTCCACCTATTTCAACATAACGATAAACATTATTACCATAAATAAGTGTTGAACCTAATGGAAATAATTGTGTTGAGCTTTCGCTAAAAGGATCAACAGTTCCATACTGGCTTCCGCCTTTACCAATAATTAAGTCAGCAGGTCCATACCCTGTTGCTGCAACATATTGAATATGTCCACCATCATCAGTAAAAATATTACCATCTGCATTGATTACTAGACCGTCAGTGACCGCCCCTGTTGCTGCAGTTATATCAATGGTTTTAAAACCATTTTCGGACCTAACTGGTCCATTAAAAGTTGAGTTTGCCATAATTTCCTCCTACGGAAATAAGTTTTATCATCTCGGCTTGTCTGCTAGGTCAGTTGATAAAACAAGTTAATGAATTCCTAGTTCCTTGATTGTATATCATCCATTATAAAAAGAAAAGGGGAACCGAAGCTCCCCTTTAATTTATTCAAGTTAATGAATTAAGCTCCTGGTGAGCCAAAAATACCTCTCCAGTCACTCCAACCAAAGCTATAACGTTCTCTAGCCTTGTATCTTACATTACCAGTTTCGAAGTCTCCTTCCATACTAGTAGATACAGGTGTTCTAACGAAATGTTTAAGTCCGTTAGGAACATCAGTTTTGATGAAGAAAGCGTCAGTATCTGTTAGATAGTGATTTACAACATAGCCTTCTGAGATCATTCCCATATTCTTAATTGCATTAATATCATTATCTGAAGTACCAACTCTTCCTGGAGTTTCCATGAGTCTATCGGCTACAAACTGCAAAGCAGGTGGAATAATTAATTTCCTTGCTTGTGCATTAACTTTAAGATTTCTTTCATCTTTGAAGTCAGCGATGTCAATCAACGCTTGTTCAAGTGAAGTTTCATTAAGGTCAGCAGCTGTAGATAGCTCATTTTTCAAGTCAACATTCGCAACAGTTGGATGGTCTGTAGCACAAAGCTCTTTTCCATCACCGCCAACGTAAGATGAACTAAAAGCATTGTTTAAAACATTAGCTGCTTTAACTTGCTTAGTTTGTTGCATCGAACGTGCTAGTGCTCTTGTGTAACGTGAAGAAAGTGTGTCGTAGAGGTTATCTTCGATTGCTTCTTCTGTTAACGCAAACGCTAGTGCGATTGTTTCATGTGTGAAACGCGAAGTCCAGGATTCTTGAGCTGTGTCATAAATGACTGCGGCTCCTTCTCCTTTAGTCGGTGCTTCACCAAATCCACTTAACATCACTTCTT